GTGAGTAAACAATGTGCAAAGTGCGGAGGTAAAATTGGCTTAACTTCATATAAAATCAAAGATAAACAAATTGTTTGCGGCAATTGTATGAAAAAAGCTGGTTACGGTATGACTACTCCTTATAAAATAATAAGATCTTTGAATTTAGAAGATTTAGATAAGGATCCATCAGAAAAAAGAAAATTAAACATATCTGATCATACTGCACAAAACAATCATGATATAGGTAATGATAGAATGAGAACCACTGAAGAGATGGTAGAATTTTGTCTTAAATACGGCTACGGTAAAGGAATGACTAAAAAATGGACAACTCATCATTTTAACTTAATATCAGATCAACTTAACAGTGACGAATACGTAATCTTCTGCTTTGTAGGATTGCATAATTATATCTCATCAACTAAGCATGACAATAATTATGCATACGCATTAACTAATAAACGTTTAATTGTAGCTCAACAAAAAATGATAGGCAATAATGTACAAAGTATTATATTAGACAATTTAAATAATATTAGTAAAAAAAGAGGAGTGCTGTTGGGTACATTAACTATTGATACTCTTGGTAAAGTATTGAATGTTGCAGTTGATAAAGATACTGTTGATAGGATAAGTGATTCTTTAAACGAAATTATTTATAATTTAAAAAGAAGAAATATTTCTGCTACAAATTCCAATACATCAACAATTTCCTCAGCTTCAGAAATAAGAAAATATAAAGAACTATTGGATGATGGAATCATTACAGAAGAAGAATTTAATAAAAAGAAACAAGAATTATTAGATTTATAATATCTATCAAAGAAGATGGGCATTTAATTTAGCTCATCTTTTTCTATTTACAATACAAACATTTGTTCGTATACTCTTTTTGAGGTGAACTTTATATGTTAATGGAAGGAAAAACACAATTATGGTTTAAATTCGATCCTTCGAATAGATTTGTCAAAGATTTTTATAAGGTGTGGGATTCAGAAGTTTTCTTTTTAGCAATCGAAGATAGCTTATTAATCAATCTCTACTATTCTAATAAGAACTATTTCAAAATTCCTGCTGCGAAAACTAGAATGAAGAAGGGTGTATACTTTTTGTTTGATATCGTGACTGACGTGCCGGACGCACGTAGCGATCATCGGCGTTATGACTATATAAAGTATACTTTCGTTGATCCAGAAAGATACAAAGATTAAATAAAAAAATAACAAACAAACTCGCTTGAAATTCATTAGGTGAGTTTGTTTATTATTTTTTCTGCTTCTCGATTCATCAGCGCCATATCTGTTTTCGTAATGGTTTCATTAGGAATATAGTCAGCACATTTTCTTTTCTCTAACATTCTATACCCACTATTATGTATTCCTAAGGTATTCAATTCCTTAACTGTTGAAAACAAATTCCAAACGGTTTGGTGGCTTCCTTTTCCGCTACTTCCATTATAAATAATATCATAATTTTCTTTCAAATACTCATCAGATTTTTTAAAAGCACTGTAGTATGCTCTTGAAACAGCAGTTCTTCTATAAGATTCTTTAGAATTATATTTATCATCTGATTCAATTTGTTTGGAAATAGATAAATATTCATTAAAGTCAAACATTTTATTCCCCCAAAGTTGCTACTACAGATTTCCCCATATATTTATAGTCAGATAATACATTATCGAGAGTATCCAAAACATCGTAATCTGAGGAAAACAATTCAGATGTTGTTTTGATAACAAAGAAATACAAGTTTAAATCTTCATCATATTTTATATTGATTTCAGCTTTTCTTTTTAAAACCGTATTTATCACATCAAAAATTTTGCCATCATTACTTGAAATTGTGTTAATCTCATTTTTTGTAGTAATTACAAGTTGATTATCATTTTTAGTTTTCGGAGTAGAACTTGCATCCACAACAACTGGAGATGCTAGAATTACCGATGCGCAAGCAAAAATCGCAGCAAAATTTATTAAGCTACCACTCCGATGTGTATTTGATGGTACTATATCAAGCATCCGTATCGTCTCCTTAATTTTTTTCCACTGGTTTGTTGACCTTGATATCAAAGATTTGCCTTCCAATCTCAGTTCCATTAAATTTAACAACAGCATAATGCTCTCCTGCTTCTTCAACCAAGACATTTCTGGCGTTTATATTAAAGTTTATATCGTTAACTTGAGGAGGCAAGCTTACCGATACTTCACCCGTAGAAAAAATTTGTTTTTCATTCTTGTTTAAAACTTCAATTTCTACTATTTTTATCTTTTCTGTATCCTCTATCTCAGACACCACAGCTGTTACAGAAAATGATAAAGCAGTAGGAATTAAAGGCGCATTAATAGAAAGAGCTGGATTAATTACTTTATTAATAACATTAGTGCCAAATTGCTGACTTTCTACATCTTCTGAAATTATTAATTGTACTCTATAAGACATTGATTTCTCCTAATTTTTACATTTATTTAATAAATTTATGTTTCACTTTTGCTAGTCAATTTAGTTTAACAATAGTAACAAAGCTTTGTCAACGGAAATATTAGCTAATTTTGTAAGCATATTTATAAGTATATTTGTAAGCATATCTGACATTTAATCAGTAGTAAAAGTGCCTCTATATAAGGAACAAACTGTTTTTTTACTATCTAAATTCGTATACAGTTTTACTAACAAATTAGCTAACAATATTAGCAACTATATCAACAACTATATGTACTTCCCCTCAAAAATGATGTGCACCCCAAAAGTTAGACTAGAAATCTAATTAAAAGGGGTGCTTTTTTTGCGGAAATATACATTTGTTTTTAAGAAAAAAGTAGTTTCAGACTATTTAAATAACGAAGGCGGCTACAAATATCTTGCACATAAATATCAAATAAATCGTACACTGGTTAGACATTGGGTAAGGATTTATAACTATCATGGTTGGGAAGGCTTGGTTGGAGGTGGCAAAAGCTACACTACAAAATTTAAACTTGATGTTATAGAATATATGGAAACAAATGGTCTTTCTATCCAAGAAACTGCTAAAAAATTTAATATCGGTTCAAATAGAACTCTAAGTAAATGGATAGAGCAATATGAAGAAGGCGGTGCTTCTTCACTTGAGAGCCAAAAAAGGGGCAGAAAAATTAGTATGAATTCCAAGCTAAACATTCCTAAAAAACTTAAAGATGAGTCTCTTGAAGAAGAAGTTATTCGTTTAAGAGCAGAGAACGCATATTTAAAAAAGTGGAATGGCAACACTTTTTTTGACAAAAATTATAAGGTGTTGTGAATGCTGCGGTGTTATGGCTACGATTGCCCTTGACAATGAGCATCCTCGGATCTGATTTTCTCCGGCAGAAGCACAATCATTCAATTACGCTGCCTCTCCAGAGGTATCAGATCCGCGCTCATTATCAAGGATTCGCTTCGCCAATCTCTGTTGTCGAATTTGGATCGGTGTTTCATACGCCAACGTGCCATGTAAGCGTAGATAGTTCCACCAATGCACATAATCAAACAATTCTAGACGTAGCTGTGCCAGTGTCTCAAATTGGTATTGATGCACGAATTCTACTTTGACAGATTTATAGGTTGATTCCACAACGGCATTATCATACGGACAACCCTTCCTACTCAATGAACGAGTAATTCCAAAACCATTCAGAATCTCATGAATGGTTTGGTTATCAAATTCCTTTCCCCGGTCTGTATGAAAAAGCTTGACGTCTGTTAAAGAATACGGTATCCGTCCAAAGGCTTCTTTTACCAATGAGGCATCTTTCTTCTCACCACAGGAATAACCAATAATTTCTCGATTAAACAAATCAAGTATTAAGCAGATATAATGCCACTTTTTCCCCACGCGAACATAAGTAAGATCCGTAACGATGGCTTCCAATGGCTGTTCTTGTGTAAAGGTCCGATCTAATACATTCGCTGTTTTCGCTTCATTACAAGCTGTTCGTTGCCCTTTAAAATGAGCGATCGTATAGGTAGATGTCAATCCGCGGCGTTTCATGATTCGACCGATTCGGCGCCGACTGAGTTGAAGCCCACGCTTTGCTAAACACTTCTTCAATTTTCGGGTACCGTAAGCCTTTCGGTTTCGAATAAACTCTTCCTGAACGATCTCTTCTAAGTCGGACTCATTTTCGATCGGTTTCGCTTGATAATAGTAGGTTTGACGAGAAATATTTAGAATTTTGCACATCGCTGATATGGAATATTTATGCTTGTTGGCATCAATTACTTGTCTTTTCGTCCGAATATCAGCGCCGCTTGCTTTAAAATATCATTCTCCATTTCGAGTTGCTTATTTTTCTTTCTTAGTGCGATCAATTCTGCTTGTTCTGGTGTTAAGTTGTCTCTTTCTTTGAATGAGCCCGTTGATTGTGCTTGCTTCATCCATTTATCGAAAGAAGAAGGCGTAAGCTCATACTCTCGAATAATTTCTGCGCGAGGCTTACCAGCGAGATAGAGATCGACGATTTGTTGTTTGAATTCTTTTGAATAGGTTCTTCGTTGACGTCTTGACATGAAAAATCCTCCAGTGTGTTTTTTATTATTCTACACACCTTATTTTTTCTGTCTAGTCTAGTGTAGCCGATTCATGACTGACGTGCCGGACGCACGTAGCGATCATCGGCGTTATGACTATATAAAGTATACTTTCGTTGATCCAGAAAGGTATAAAGATTAAAGTAGGCTACCTAAAAAGGTAGCCCGGAACGAATTTTATCACCATACTTGTGAAAGGAGATATTTTTTAAGTTAGTATTAAGATTGTGTAATATGATGATATCTATATTTTATAGTATCAGTGCTATAAAATCAAAAATAAGTCACTAATTAACTACCACTCCAATTGTAAGCCTTTTTTCTCACTTTTTTTCAAAAATATGGTATGCTTTTTAATGGCTTCAAATATAAAAGAGTTTAAAGCGTAACACACTTATGGGGAAGTGGTTTGGGGTGCGCTTTAAACTCTTCTTTATTATTATCTCACAATTTAACCCAAATGTCTTTCTATTTAAAAATCAAAGTAAAACTTTTCAAATATACAGAAGTATAACTATGTGAAACATCCTTTCATTAATCCATAAAAGGATACATAAAAAAGCCACTCATTTGAGTGGCAATGAAGAAAAGCTTTAGCTTGTATAATACTCTTCAAAAAAATTCTAACACAGAACGATTCAAATGGCTACGTTAATGTACCCTGTAGGACTCGAACCTACGACCGGACGGTTATGAGCCGTCTGCTCTAACCAACTGAGCTAAGAGTACGGAAAGCCATCACAACTACTGCAAACAAAAAGAATGGACATAGACTAGATAATAATGGGTTTCATTCTTTGTTGTGGTGGCTAATTTATTATTACATAAATATTATTGAAAAAACTAGACTTTTTTGCATATTAATAAAAAAAGAGACACCATATAGATGTCTCTCAACTATGTTTCTATGTGGGCGCATACGTCCCGATGTGTACATTAAAAATAGGCGCTTACGTCCTTCTATAACTACATGGTAACTAACGAACAGAAAAATGTCAACAAAAATATCGTTTACTTTGTAAAATATTTTTTTAAACTTTCATCTACTTCATTGAGGACATTTCCAGGTGCCTTCATATTTCCAGAAGGATCAAACTTGTTAATTCTTCTAATTCTATTTTTACTAATCGTTTGGATATTAAGTGGCATTACATAGGATTCTTGTGTATATTTCTTGTAGCAATTAAACACCTTCTGATATTTTACCATATCTTCAGATAATGATTTTATTTCTTTAATTACTTGTTCCCTTGTCTCGCAAACCAAATTATGTTTTACAGCTCGTTTTTCTACTTCTTCCACTGAAAGCTTTTCACCTTTAGCTTCAATATCTTTAATAAAACTATTCAAATCGCTTTCATCAATGATGCCTCTATTTAATGAAAGTAAAATAATTATCCTAAGTTTCTCTTTTAATTTATCAGCTTGGCTTATAAATTGTTTAATACTAGCAACTTCTAATATTTTTCCTACAGATACATAATTACTTTTCTTTTTTGAAGAGATTGGTACTACACATACAACACCATTTTTCGAATTATCTTTATTATTTAAAACAATAGCAAAATGATTACCAGATAACTCATAACCCACGTTCACCCCAAAATCAACATATACAATAGTTCCTCTTTTATAAACCCTATAATTTTTATTAGGCATGCATCTTTCTTTATTAAGATAAAAACTTTTACTTTGTAACCAGTTGTGTAAGTATTTATACTTAGGATATCCAGATAAAGCTTCTCCAATAAACCTAACATTTGCTTGGTTACATGCTGCTTCTATTTCCTCTTTTTTAACTATAATTAAGCACCTCTTCTCACTAACTATTAAATTACCGCATTTTTACAAGATAATCAATAAGTTATGGACAAATTTGCATTATGTACTTCCCCTCAAAAACGAGGGGCTATTTTTATCGTTGCGGAATATTTAAATACCAGCGTTTATCATGAAAATCTTGTGCTCCGCCTTTAGTGTTTCCCTCTGGATCATTCGTTGCCCGCATCATTACATAGACTTTCTTACTAGGAAAATTACGCATATTGAAAGATACATGATAACCAACATTTCCAGAAGTATTATAAGCTTGGTTTACATCTGGTCTATAAATTCCATCAGCTCTTACTCGAGCTAATTCTTTCCCAGTATTGTAGTCCATAATGAAAATATACTCGTATTTATAGTTAGCAATGTGCCATCCAGCCACATGCAAGTTTGCGTTTTCGATTTCCCCAAACTGATCAATGTGGGCGTGATTTGTTCCATCTGTCAGCGTAGGATTAGCTGCACCAGCTCGTGTTGGATCAATGACAGGCTTGTTTTCAGAAGTTGTTGGATTTTCATCGGTAAATCCATGAGCTAAATCATAAGCAAGCTTTTCTTTGCTAACTCCCATTTGCGATAAGTAACCATATGGATCTGTGTGGTTCCCCCAAACATAATTTGTCACCCACAAATGAGAAATGATTCCTTTTGTAAATAAAGAAGTTCCTTGATCAAGAGTCAATGGAATTCCATATTTTTTTGCACTATCTCTTGTATATTCAATATAAGCTCGATAGTTTTTTTCAAACAATGCTTTATCATATGTGCGCTGTAATTCAATCTGTACAGGCGCATAAGGATTAGCGTTACCAGCTCCCCACGAAACATATCCTTGCTCACCCACACGGTAAACAATCCCACCGTCACCAATAACATCTGTAGTATAAGAATTGCTTCCGTTATAATTATTTTTCATGTTGGCGGCTACGTTTCTTGCTGGTGCATCTATTCCAGTTTCGTGCAAAATAATTTTGTTAGGAATTGCTAATCTGGAGTCTCCTTGATTCGGCGCTAAATTATACTCGTCATTAATAGTATAAGCAAACGTATTAATGGGTAATAAAAAAAGAGCCGTTAACAGGCTCATCGCAGTAATAGTAATTTTCTTTTTCATTTGTTTCCTCCTTCTTCGCTTTCAGCCGAGAACATTTTGTAGGTTCGATTTGATACACCCAACACACTCCCTAAAAACGCGCCAAAACCAGTAATGATGACAACACAGATATCTGTGTACTGCCAATTGAGCGCTTTACCAACTAACCCCACGAAAGTAGCTAGTGCGGGAATAATTACCAGTGCGAACCATTTTAGTACTTCGAACGTTTTATTATTCATTTTCTTCTCTCCCTAAACAAAGTTTTGATTTGTTGCGTGTGTTCCACCAATTTTTCTGTATGTGTATCTAATCTTTCATCGTGTTTCTTTAGTTCTTCATGAATCATCAATCGATCTGATTTGCTCGATTCTAAATCTTTAGTCAGCAAATCTAAATTGTGGCTTACTTTTGAAAGAGTCTCAGTAATTTTCGAGAAAGATGCAGCAATCGGTCTAATTACTAATAAAATCAAAGAAACGATAGCGGTTATTGATCCTGCTATCATTCCCCATTCCCCTAAATTAATCATGTGACAACTCCTTTACCTTAAATAAAAACGCATCAATTAAGATGCGCTCTTATCTTTATTAATGATTTTATCTGCTTCTTCGTCTGTAATGCATAGTGGAACGAATAGTCGAACTTGATCGTCAGTAAAACAGCCCCAATCATACATCATTTTCACATCGCTAAAACTAAACATACTACTCACCTCCTTTTGAAGCTGGATTTAGTTGCTCTTTAATTTCTGAAATGTCTTTGCTATTTTGTAACGAAGCAAGCATCATTTTTGAATTGATTTGTGCTAAACTGTCAGCTTTTTCTTTCAATGCAGTATTTTCCTGTTTAATCGCTACATCGCTTAGCATGAGTTTGGCATTTAGCTGTTTTAGGTTGCCGTTTTCATGTTCAAGAGCCTCGTACATCGCTTTGAGATTGTTTAAATCGTTGTGATCTAACGCGTTCGCTAAAATAATCCATTGGTTCAATTTAGGATCAAACATCTGATCAGCAATCGTTAGCGGTTCGCCATCTGAACGAACCCCTTCGAGCGGTGGCTGATCTGTGTAAGGAACGGATACAAGCATGTCGTCCAATACTTTTCCTGCATACTCTCCGCCAGTACGGCCATATTTCCAAATGTTTTTCATTTATTTCCCTCCCAGTAATTGAATTTCGGTTTCCAATTTGGAATCGGTGGTTCGACTTCTGTGCATTCTTCCGGTAAATGTTCTTCGTCATTCACAATGATTTGCTCGAATCCGTAAGGCTTGATTGATTTGTAAACTACTTTCATTAGATTTCCTCCCTTAAATTGAATAAGTGATAACAAATGAATAAGCTGATCCATAACTTGAGTTTCTTCGCCATTTAATGGCTCCATCTGCACCAATAGATAACTGAGCACTGTTCAAAGTAGAACGGTCTATCGAGCCAACCAGTTGCTCAAAACTAATTGGTGGCCGATAGCCTTCTGGAATTGTTAGTATCGTTGAATCATTTCCACCACTGCTTTTCCCATTCAACGCAAAAAAATAAATAGTGACGGTTTTTCCTTCACGATAAAGCTTTGCTGATCCGGTATTCCCGTTTGTAACTGTTAAGGTTACGACTTCATATTTGTTGTCGTCTGATGTCAATACAGATTTTCCTTTTGATTGAATACCATCTTCGAAATTTTTCAATCCTTCGATGGATTGCGGTTCAGTCAAACTAACCGTATCATTCAAGCCTTTTTCAGTATATTCAGGCGTGATGTCCCAGCTGTAGTCGTTCGGATTGTTGCTATCTTTCAATCCTTCACCAAAGTATTTAAACTGACTAATATTCGGGGTTCGGGTGTCGCCTTTTTCGATCTTGAGCCAGTCAATTTGACATGCACCTGTTGTTGATTGGGGATACTGGATAATAGTTAACCGTTTGGGGTAGTTAACTCCAACCTTCTGCGGTGTAAAAGTCAGACCCCATGTATCAACTAACCCTTCTACTGGCTCTAAGTTACCATATCTATAATCTCCACTATCCTCGTTGTAAACAATGAACGTTTGGATAGGTGGTTTGGTTGCCTTCATGGTAATTGTATAGGTTTGACCTAAAACAAATTCTTCTTCCATGTTAGCTTGGTATAGGCTGTAGGCGCTAGATTTGATTGGAAACGTAACAGACTTATTAGCAATATTCTCACCCAAAGGCGCTTTACCTAGCCAGTAAGGGTCATCAAGTAAGTTTGGCTGATATGGGGTGGCTGTTGAGCCTTCTTCGATTTTGATGTCGTACAACTTAAATCCGCCATTTATTTTATCCCTGTCAACAAAGCTAATACTCATATAAAATCGATCTAAATTTGTGATTTGATAATTAACGTTAGCTGTACCTTTGATTGTTATTTCTTTCCCTACATCATCTGTTGTAATATTTGTACTATTTGCTTCCAATAATATCTTTTCTCCTGGTGATGTACGATACACCAAACGTAATTTATCAATAGCTCCTGTAGTTCCTTCATCAAATCGAACTTTCGCACTCAGAGTATAGGTTTTCCCACTAGCAAGCTGAGGTGTATTAATACGCGTAAACATAATAATGCTTCCTGTACCATCAGAAGTAAAATGTAGCTTTTCGTTATCCGAAGTTAGTGACCCGTGGTAACCAACGTTAAAATCGCTCGATTTTAGTTTGGACATTAAATTCGGATTCCCACTATAATCATAATTCCCGAAGTCGATGCTGTTACTGTACATCTTTTTCAGCTTGCCGAGGTCGCCGATTTGCTGATTGGTTTGATCAATACGATCATTTACTTGCTTATCTGATTCATTTATCAATCTTACTAATTCGTTATATTTCGAGTAGATTTGATCGTATTGGACCTGTTTATCACTAATGAACTGATTGAAAGTGGTTTGCATTTCACTCTGTAATTTTTCCAATGAAGAAATATAGTATTTCGCTTGCTCCGAATTAATATCCACTCGTTCTAACACGTCTATGATGAAGTTCTGAAAAGTTACTTTTTTGCCGTTAGGATCTACATATTCAAAATATGCTTGTTTGAATTGATGACTCGTGCTGAAATTTGACTTAGTGAACGTGTAACTAATTAACCCATTAGTCGAATCGATTATTTCTGGTTCTCCCTCGGTATAGTTACCGTTTGAAACTTCGCCCACAAATTTCAAAGTACCGTTTAGATTAATTACAAAAGGTGTAATTTCATCTTCCTCAAGAAGTTGTACATTGATTGTTGTGAGCCCCCCATCACCAACTCTACCAACAACACGGTGACGTAGATAAGGCTGTCTCTTATTTGCAGATAATTTAATTTCTAAATTTGCCACTCTTCCATACCTCCTAACTAAAAAGAAACTATATACCTAAGCACCATATTTGCGTTATCTCCACTTGCATTGCTTGCTGCACCTGTAAATATATTAGTATTCGAATTATAGTTTATTCGTTTACTAAACCACTTTTTGTGATAGTCATCAAATCCTGAAACAATTTCTCCTAAAACATTAGTAAAAGTTACACGCTCCTTATAAAAAGGCGTAGTTACATATCTATCCTCAATTGCTTGCCCGTTTTCGTATGGGAGCCATACTAACAAAAAACCTGAAACTGTCTGCCAAATTTTTTTTGAAGGTTGGACAGTTTGAGTATCATGCATTAACGCAGTCCCCCTCCACAAAATTTCTCCTTTAGAGAGAGTCAGCTCGTAACTATCCGATATCTTTGAGATTGAAACAGTTGATCCAGTAGAATTAACTGAGCATAGTGGTAAATTATAGACCTTATCACCATTGTTTAAATTACCTTTTATAACTTTTGTTATAAATTCTAGCTTGACTTGATTATTAGTCCATTCATATTCTTCCGATTCTGGAAGAATAGATCCAGGTATAACTTCTTGTGTCAAATCCACTGTTAATGCTATATAACCACTTGAGTTTGCTGGAACTGTTATACTTTCTTCTTGTCGAACAACGACCATACGACCTTGAATAATCGCTGCTCCTGCAGCAACTTTTACTGTTAATCCGCTTGAAGATAAATTCATAGACTGATCGTAACCATCAATAACCTGATTTTTCCGATTATATAAAACGTGATAAAGTCTAGCATCATTTTCTGCGCTTACTTTCACGTTTTCAAATTGATATCCATCCACATTGCTAACCATTTTTTATCCCCCATTATCTTCAAAATAATCCATAAAACGACTTCTTATGTTTCCGAAAGTCAATTCCACAAACTCCTTATCACTTGATATTCGCCAAGCTGTCAAAACCGACTTGTATATCTTTCCTTTATAAGAAATCGTGGCAAACATCCCTGTTTCAATCGTTTCGACATTCAAATTTTTTGCATTTCTTACAACGTTCACTTTGATTTCATGCGAATACGTATTGCCTTTCAACTCTGATTTTGCCACATCTTCGTAGGATGCTTTATCTTCTGCGGTTTGATCGTAGATATTAACCAAATTGACAGTTGGTTTCGTGATATTTTCTTTCGATCCATCTTGTGTCAAATTGTTTTCTTCGTCCAAATACCATGTTGACAGTATTATCGGTTTCTCTATATCTTTCATTGCTTTATCAACGATTAATAGCTTGTTCTCGTTTCCAGCGCCCGGCGCCTGAACAAACACATCCCAATCGCTAAATTCAGAAGAATTGTCTTTAATGTAAATTGATTCATTTACAGCACGTATGCCTGTATAAATTTTTCTGTTTTGAATTCCCTTGAAATACCATTTTACGTTGTATTTTTTGAAACCATTGAGAATATACGCACTTAACTTGTGTTTATTCGTATCGGTAGCTTGATACGAATGAGAGGTCGCACTTTCTGCTTTGACGTCTAAAATATCTTTTAGTTGTTTCGTTGGATCATTCAGCAAATAGTATTCAATCAACCGCCGGATATGCTCTTCGTAGTTATCTCCTGACACACGTGCAGTCGGTATCTCACTATCAGCTAAACTAAGTAAGCTTTTACAACTGATTTTTTCGTCTTCCTGCGACGTAATTACACCAAAATATGCAAATTTTCCACTAGGAATATATTTTGCTAGTAGAAAATCGCCTGTTTTTACAGGAACGTACTTATCCATCGTAAAGCTACTAGCCTCTTCGTTGATCTCGTCCACACCAAATTCAAAACTGTTAGAGAATAAATGTTCGTTATAAAGCATTAAATCACGATGAAAAAGCGTGACTGCTAAAATCAAAACAGATCACGCTCCTCGTATAACTCAATCTCTACGTCTGCCCCCCCAACATGAAACACAATGCTGAATTCTCCAGTTGGGGCCTGAACAAAATTAGTTTTTGTATAATCCTGTTGTTGGTAGACAGAAGATTCTACCCCTGCAATATCTTTTAAAATCGCCGTTGTATCTTCAAAAAGGCTTGATACTTCTAGAGTCTGTGTTTCAGTCATATCTATGAAGTATCCATCCGTTGCGATGATTTGTGAGTTTTGGATTACTTCCCAATACGGATTTGAACACTTCCCAATCACACGAATTTTTAGCGGGGACATCCGTTCCTTGCTATTCGTTAGGTATACAGAATTATTATTGAATTTGAATACACCTTTTTTCTCCCACAAGTTTTGAGTGTAGATATAAGATCTTTTATACGGAAAAACCTTACCACGTGTTTTCACTACATTCGGTCGCTGAATTAATTTTTCGCGTTTTACGGAATACCAGTTTGATGTGAAATATAGTTCTAAAGTGTCTGTTAGTAACGATGTTTTCGGATCGATTTCAGTCTTACTTAAAGATTTTAGACTGCATCTTCTTACCATTGTTTCGCCGTCAAAAGCAAATTCCAGTTCAAACGGACCTTCCGATAGGAACTGCACAAGTGAATTGTACAGTTCTTTTTCTCGAAACCCATGCACAGAAATGATTACAGATGACTGAAATTCAGATATTTCAACGCTCTCACTGCTTTCTCTGAAATTCCCCCACTGTCCCACATGTTCTTTTTTTACTTCAAACCCCATATTACTCAACCCAGTAGCAAAATAGTCTTCTGTGGACAAATCAATTTCTTCGTTTATTCTATTTCTCAGTAATACAGTTCGCATCTACATCCTCCTAACCAAGATCTTCTGAATATCTAAAGCTAAATCTCTATCAGTTCGGCTATTTCCTTTGAAAAATGCCAGCAATAACGATAACAGCTGATTCGTTGTTGCCGCCTGTTTTTCAATGGCTTCTAGGATTTCGTAATCACTGGAAACAGTTGTCGCATTTCCATAAGTTTTAGGAGAAACTCCTAGTTTGTCCATTGCGATAGACAATAATTGCATCGCTCTTGATCGTTTAGCCTTATCTAACGGAATAATAATTTCTGGCTTGTTTCCTTCTGCGATTTCCGCAATTTGATGTTGGTTTACAATTCCACCGTTTGCGTAACCAACTCCACGATAGGCATTTGTTAGTGAGCCATATCTTGATAGTGCGTATCTGATTGAAGCTAAGATGTTAGATAGTGGGTCAAAAATATTGCTGTTGAATCCTGGCATTGCATACTGTCTGAATGTTGGGTCAATCACTTGGAGCAACCCTTTTGATGGTGTTCCATTTTTGGCGTTAATATCCCAATTGTTAACTGCATTAGGATTACCATTTGACTCTGTACGCATTTGATTTAGTAATGCATTTAAGTTTGCAGTACTGTATTGACCGGTCATTTTCAACGCTCTAATTGCTACATTGCGCCATCTTTCTACCCCACTGCCTCCCACGCTATCTCCTGAAATTTGAGTGTTTTGTGGGTCTTTCACACCGTTTAAATGCACATGATCATAGTGATCTCCATCGGGCCATGGTCTCCAATCATTGTGAATACCCGTACCTGATTGTCCTGAACGGTCACGAACTTTACCATTTGTGATAACATAGCCGATTTTGTTTGCAAACTTCTCAAATGCGTAATTGGCTGCTTCTGTGTAGCGTGGCGAGCCTCCTGTGACACCAGGTAGTGCAATATCAATGGCATTACGTTTACCATGCGAATAGGGGTCACCTGGTCTATACCCACTAGTTGCCACAAAGCCTGGAAACTTCTTCATTACTGCAACTGCAACGTCCGCCAAGTATTTGTAAACGCCTTGCATGCCCATTGAAGTGTCTAAACTGCCACTACTGAATAGTTCTGTGATTTTGTTCGTCAGTGCTTCGGTAGCCTTGCTTAGAATACCTTTACCAACATCTAAAGGATATTTGACAAGCCCTTCCAGTACGCCAAGACCATTTAATACTTTCCTAGCCAACGCTCCCGGGTCTGTTACAAAATCCCATACATCGCCGACTACATCTTTCAGCTTGTTTCCAACATCTCCAGCAAATCCTTTGACGTTGTTCCATAGATTTCCGAAAAAGCCTGTACCTTTGGCGTATCTATATCTTGGTGCTTTGTTTCCAGTCATATAAGCCGTTTCTTCAGCTGTTAGAACGTGTGTGCCTTTTGGTGCATTCAACACTACGTTTCGCCCTCGTGGGATAAATGCTTGTCCGTTAGGTGTGATTACCGCTTCAGCACCTCTACCGTCATTTACCATCATAGGCCCGCCCGGATGACCTCCGTTTGGTGTTCCTTTTGCGTATTGTGGCACTTTCCATTCTTCGAGTTTGTCAGCACCCAGTTTTTCTAGTACCCATGAAGCTCCATGGATGATTGCGTTAACTGGTTTACCTATCGCTTTAAGTGCTGCGTTGAAAATACTTTTGAACGCATTAACAATGGCGTTTTTACCGCCAACAATGGCATTCTTCATCTTCGTTGGTAGTTCTGAAAACCAATTGAATACCGTATCGATACCTCTACGGAATGTGTCTTTGATACCGTTCCACAAGTTACCAATTACATTAGAAACTTTGTTCTTCAATTCAGTTGCTTTGTTGAAAATATTTTTTACCCAGCCAACTACCTTATTCCACGTGTCTCCAACGCCATTGCTGAAGAAGTTTTTCACGCTGTTCCACAAATTTTTGACTGTGTTCACAACGCTGTTCTTCATTTCAATGAATTTATTACCAATCCATGAAGCCCATTCTTTTATTTTTTCCCAAAGCCACTGCAACACGCCCCACAACATTTTGTAGTATGCCACCAAGTTGTTGACAACGCCCATAACTACATTTTTCACAGCTGTAAAAGCTGCATTGACTATGTTTCTAAACGTTTCGGATTTTGTATAAGCTACTACCAAAGCTCCAACCAATGCTCCTAATGCTACAACTAACCCTCCTGCTACTACAGAAATAGCTCCAAATATGGCTGAAGCTACAGCTAATCCTTTAATTGCAAGAGTTATCCCTCCTATGATACCTACGAGCCATGTCAGTGACTCTCTATTATCTGCAATCCATTTGGCAAACTCACCTAATTTACCCATGAAATTAGCTATAGAAGGCATTGCTGCCTCTATTTTGGTACTTAATGTATTGATAAAACCAGTGATGTTTTCTACACCTATTTTTTCTATAATACTTTGTAGCCCATTTATTACAGTGGATTTCATCTGCTCCCAAGAACCGCTCAATGTGTCTGTGGAAGTGGCTGCCTTAACTGCTCCGTCATTCATACCTAACTGTACAATTGCTTGGTTGAACTCGTCGGAAGTGATTTGACCTTGCGCCATTGCGTCACGAAAGTTACCAGTGTATGCTCCGTTTTTCAACATAGCTTCTTGTAACAGCCCTGAAGCGCCCGGTATCGCATCTGCTAATTGATTCCAGTTTTCAGTTGTTAGTTTCCCAGCTCCTGCCGTCTGCGTTAGCATCATGGCAACGGATTTGAATGTATCACTAGAACCGCCTGCAACGGCATTCAAGTTACCTGCCGCCTTGGTTAGTTCTGTATAGTTAGGAATCCCGTTAGATGCCAATTGTGCGGTTGTGTTCAGAATTTCTTCTAAACCATAAACCGTCTTATCGGCGTAGTCTTTCATTTCTTTTTTCGAGCTTTCTATCTGTGACTTCCCAAAGTTAGCAAACTCCATGGTTTTGGAAAACTTCATCAATGAATCCGATGCGTTTACTGCTTCGCCAACCAAGCCTTGCACGCCACTTACTACACTGCTAATAGCGTTATGCGCTAATCCAGCAACTGCACCAAACGAAAATGCGCTTTTTAGCGAGCCTAATTTGTCTTTTAGCCCATCCAGTTTCCTAGCTGACCTTGTGGACTCGTCGCCAAAATCTTCTATTTTTTCTCCTGATTGATCGCTGGAGCTTTTGAGTGCTTCTAATTGCCTGCTAGATATTTGGCTTTGTCGTTCTAACTTTTCTAATGCCCTTTTTGCATCTTCGGTTTCATTTGCTGAATCGCCAAACTCATCAGCCATCAGTTTCACAACTTTGCGCTGTTCTTCGATAGCTTTCTCGGATAATTCCGTTTGTTTGGCTAGCCCTTTTTGTTTTGCTTCAAACGCACCAGATTCATCACCAGCAGCTTTCAACGCTTTTACTTCGGCGTTCATTTGTCGTTCATTTTCTTTGATTTCGTTAGATAAATCATTGACGGCTGTTTTGGAATACACCAATTCTTTTTTTGTGTCGTTCAACTGGCGACTGTAAGCATTATATTTTGCGGTAGCATTGTTTATCTGTGTGTTAAGGTTAGCAACTTGTTTCGATTCCTCGCCATACTTGCTAATCGCTTCATCACGGCGCTTTGTTAATTCTCTTACTTTGGCGTTTTGCCCTTCCATAACCGTAGACAAGTCTTTCGTCTTTTGACTAAGTGCTTCGTATGAACGTCCTGCTGAATCATAAGCCTTTAGATTGGCACGCATATTCGACTCAGCTTGTTTGACTTTCGCATTGATTTCGTCCAGCGTGTTACCAAAATTAGTGCTATCTAAACTAATCCCTAGCTTGATATTTCCTGCCGGTTGTCCTTTTCCTGCCATTATTTACCTCCTTCCTCAAGTTTTACTAAGTCTTCAGCCGATAAAAATTGTTTGATGAAATCAGCACCATCTACATATTCTTCGCCACTCTCCACTTCTCCAAAAAGGTGTAACAAATAATGATAGTCGGCTTCGTCCACATCTCTCATCGTCCAACCTGCTTCGATTAAATCTTTGTAGATTTGATCCATTGCTTTCCTAGCTTCAGAAAAACTTATCTCTTTTTGCTCGCCATCTGCTTTTTTTCATTGTTTCCCAGTTCATTGATTTGTTCAAAAACACTTTCTAATGCCGGTACTAACTCGCTCGCAGTCAAACCGTCTAAAATAGCATCAAATGTAACTGCTGGATCTTGGAAAATATCTGCTGTAATTGCAATCATTGAATCAATTGCTTCTAAATCAGTTAGGTCTGCTTTTTCCGCTTTCTCGTAAAATTTGATACACTCACGCATTGCACGTGCGGAAATATCTTGTTGTTTGAATGTTTTTTTCTTTCCGTCAAGTTTCAATTGCAATTCAATCATTTGTTTTCCTCCTTGTTTTTACAAAAAATAAGGCTAGCCAAAAATGGCTAACCTTGTGTATCAATTTTTGGTTCTGGTTCTTTTGGTGTCCCTGTATCTGTCATTGGTGCAGATGCAGGGTTAACTACTTCCCCGCTTTGTTATTTACCAAGTTCTTGAATTTATCCAAAGTCATCGTTTCTGATTCAACGGCAGTCATAAATACATAGCCACGTTCATCAGAAATGAATTCCCCTTCGATAGAATCGGTTTGCAATTCTACCCCTTTGTCTTCAGCTGTTTTCATGTCGATATCTGGATGACTGAATTTTCCTTTTGTCAATCCCATGAATAAGCGTTTTCCTTCTTTGTTTGCTGTAACCATGACTACCGACACGTAAGGCGCTTCAGTTTCTGAACCAATTACATTTGCATCTTCCACGGTTTTAGCACCAATGATTTTGCTGTAAATGCCGTTATCCATTAAGTCTGCCACGTCAAGCGTAACTTTTGGCGACGAAACCCCTTTACTTGCAATGAAGAACGGTACGTTTGAAGCGTATGTTGTGTTAGAAGTTGCGCCTAATCCAGTAATTTTAGCTTCGATCGCTCCTCCTTTCGACTTATCTGCTACTAATTCTTCTAGAGTGCCGCCTACACCTGTTTTTACGCCAAAAATGACGCTCTCAAATCCTACTGTTGCCATCTATTTTCTCTCCTTTTAATTTAGTGAAATATTTGCTACATATCGTTTGATAATCCGCTTTGCACCTTCCAAGTCCTCGTCATCTGTTTGTTCCGTGTATGCGCATTGCCAACCATTCCCCCTCATAACCTCATCAAGGGCAAAATAAAAGGCATCAACCTCTTTCATGGTTGACACCCATACATCTACCTGTACGTTGAATTGAATGGTCAAAGGATTGTTGCTTGCAAAATCTTCATAGTTGCCGGATATCTCTGTAATTCTGCCAACTGGAAGGCTAGGTACTGTTTGAGCTGATTCCGGAACACTATTGGTGTAAAAATCAATGTTCTTTGTTTTTTCATTGCTATTCAGAATTGAATAAACTTGTGATACTGCCGTTTTCAAAGTCCTAGCCTCCTTTTTACTTCGTCAGCAATGATTTGTGTTACTTGTTTTTCGATTTGCTTTTGTGTTTTTTGTACGAAACCTTTTGGACGTTGTTTGATTGTTCCGAACTCGATAAAGTGCATCCGCCAAGAAACATCTTTGTCATAGCCGACTTCTATCAATCCGTTTTTTACCGAGCTTGTAACCACATGGTTCTTAGCATGTTCTTGCATATACGAACCACGTTTACCGTTTGACTTCGTTCCATCCCAGTAAGGTGTGTTTTGTCGTAACTTTTCTTGAGCGTACTCCCCAGCTTTTCTAAGTGCTGGGCTTTCCACTCGTTGAACGTTTGCTTTTACTTCCCTAAGTGCTTTGTACACTTCGGTTGCATCGACTTCTACACTCATTTTTGAACCTCTTTTGCAATGATTGTCGTGAAGTCCTTCGCAAACTCGCCTTTCGTAATCGTAATGATTTCAAACGTTTTTCCATTCCAACGCACTTTCATATCATTGGTTAGCTCTGATTTTTGTTGATAGCGAATAATAAACGTCAACGTTCCTTCTAACACCGTACCAATGGACGTCTTAATATCGTTCAGGCGTTGTGTCTGCACACTTGCCCAGCAAGTAAGAATGGTTGTAGAAGTCGGGACAACTTGCCCGTCCTCATCCTTAACCGTCGTATCTCGGACAAACTTGATGCGTTGATTTAAATTTCCTGTTTGAATAAGGGGCATACGCTACTCCTCCTCCACAAAAAGCAAATAACTTGCTTTGAGTTGCAAGATTAGGCTTGTAAAACCTAAATCGTACTCTCGCAAGTTCCCACTCACGGTTGCAGAACGCGCTTTGTAATAGTGATCCGCTAATTGCAGAATAGCTAAATTAATCAGATCAACTGTGTCGCTTTCTTGCGTATAAAAAGAGGGCTTATCATTCCCGATAGCCCCTTTAATGTATGCAATTGCAGCTTGTGCCGCACGACTTACTTCCACATCGTCTTCGTCAGTGTCGATTTTTAACGCGTTTTTGATTTCGTCCAAATCCGTTTTAGGATCAAGAATCATAAGAAATCAGCTCCTTAACCTTCCGCCGGTGTCTCGTTCGCAATAGTTGTAAAAGTAGCCAAAACAACCGCTTCATCATCTACCAATTTCACATCGAAACGGTCAATTACTCGAACTTTGGTAGTATCCGTTTCGAACGCTCCACCACCAATATTCGTTGTCAGCAAGCTCATGTTTTCGCGATCATACAATGTAACGGCTTCTTTCAGATCACCAATGTACAGTGGATATTTAGGAGAAGCAGTAGTCCCTTTGTTTGGCAAGAAACGGTTAGCGATTTTCTTAATCGGTTTGCCCAAGAAAGTATATCCAGTTGCAGAAGTTACGTCTTTTTGTAACAAGTAAGATCCATCAGAACGTTTTACTTTATCCAAAACATTGTAGCCATCTTGGTTTGTAATAAACATAGATGTAGCTTCAATAGCTGGGTCAAGTTGAACGTTTACGATATCTTTAATCCCATCAACATCTGTAACATCTTTCTTTTGCGCTGCTTTGATTCCATCAATAGCTGCCAAGATTTTTGTATTGCGAGTAACAACTACTTTTTTCGCGATCCATTTAGACAACCATGCCAAAATGTTTTCGGCAGTATCTTTTAGCAAGCTGTTAGTTACTGTAGAAATACCTGCGTAGCGTTTGATCAAGTATTTGATCAAGTGAAGTGCAGGATCATCATTTGCTGGGATTTCACCGTCTTCAGTATCCAAAGCGGTCAGTGGTTTAATATCAGACCATTTTTCATAAACGCGAGAACCGCTGGTAGTGGTCACTTTTTCAACGTTTACGTATTCTTGTAAGGAGTCAAACCGACGAACCAAAGTATGAATAGTCGTTTGAACATCAACCGGAATAGTCAATCCGATAGCATTACCAGATTCATCCGTATCAGATGTCAAAGTAGCCATAATAGCAGGATCACCATTGACCATCGCTTTAAAGTCTTTGATAAACTTGTTTTTCAAGTTTTCATCTTTTTTATCTAATGGTTCTTTTTTGACGTTTAAGACTTGTTCGGCTTCCATATTTGCCACTTGCTCTTTCAATCCGTCCCGTTTAGCCCGTGCTGCTTTTACTTGTGCTTGCAAACTTACTACATCTTCTTCTGTTTTTTCATCGTCAACCAATGCTGCATTGAGTTGCGCGTTTAAATCAGAGACTTTACTTCCCGCCTCGACCCACGCATTTTTTAATTGTTCTAAATTCATTCGTTTTTCCCTCCATTTAAGGCTTTTAGTTTTTTCTGCAAGAGCGTTTCTTCTTGCGGTGTTTCCGCTTTGAGTATTAGATTTTTCAACTTAGTTACCGCGTTTTTTGGAATAACCGGTTGAGCGGCATTGAGTACCGTTACTGGTGCTTCTGCAAACATAATTTCATCCGCAAAACCTTCCGCCACTGCTGTTTGTGCGTTTAACCAAGTATCTTTTGCCATTAAATCAGCAAGCTTTTTCCGGTCGAGTCCTGTCTTGATCTCGTAAGCATTAACGATAGACTCATCCACACTGCTTAACATTTCCGCATCGGCTTTTAATTCCTCGGCGTTGCCGCTAGTGGTCACCCATGCGTTGTGAATCATGATGTGTGCTGTTGGCGAGATTCTAAGCGGTTCGCAAGCACAAGCGATTACACTTGCAGCGCTTGCTGCAATACTCACAACATTTCCGGATACCTTTCCCGGATAAGCACGGATAGCGGTATATATTTCGCTTGCCGCTAGGACATCCCCACCGTTCGATGAGATATCAAGTTCTACTTCATCCCCCGCTGCTTCTGTAAGAGCGGCAGAAATTTTCCCTGGTGAGATACAATCGATCCCAAACCAGTCATAAAGCCACGCGGTATCGTTATCCACGACATCGCCGCTTAACGTCACTTTTTTCATCCTTCCACCTCCCTTCGGTGCAAACTAAAAAAGCCTAACCGTTTTCGGCTACGCTTTTAGACGAGGTTGTTTTTCTTAATGTTGGATCCATATCGATTGGATATAGGTCTCCGGAAATATGGTAATCATCCATACCGGTTTTATTTATTGGCTGCAAGTCCTCAAAGCGGCGAACATCATTGGCAGAATATGCTCCACCTCGGCGCATAATCTGGTAAAACTGCCCTCTGGCCTGTGTATCAGCTCTTAGCAAACTTGCGATATTAAACTTGTATCGATAACCCTTAGCTTTTTCAGCTCTCGATAGTGTTTTCTTATTTAGTTCCGCTTCATATTGATTAACGGTCGGTACTAGATTGTATGTCAAAAACTCCATATTGAGCTGTTCCTGAGAGGAGTAACTTGACTGGTTATTCCCGATGAAATGTTCCGGCACGTTGTAGACCATCGCGATTCTGGAGCGAGATATTTTATCAGTATCTAAAAGCTTGCTGTCTACCAGCTCTCGTTGTAAACGTTCGATTTCTACACCGTTTTCTTCCACAAGTAGTCCACCGTTTTGTCGATAAAAATCAGCAATGTTTTTAACTGTAGCTTTTTTAGCTTCTTCATCCATATTGCTAGCAAACTTAACTTTTAGCCCTTCATTACTTCCTTTAAGCTGACTTAAAGAGATTTTTCGGACTTCTCGATCATATCCGAGGGTATTCGTTAATACTTTTGTGGGGTCTGCACCTTCCAAGCCGCCAAACCTCGGTTGTTTAAAGTGGAGCATTTCCATGTAATGTACATAGATAACTTGCTTGTAACTGCCTTTGTCAGTCGCAGTTACTTGGTAGTAAAGCTCCCCGCTATCCATATCAATCACTGGATGGCAAGCACCAGGTTTTACTAACGCCATATCTGCTACTTCTCCATTGATATTTCGGAAAATCTGCACATACGCATTCCCTTGGTAGTTTCTCAAAACTTCCACGTCCCGGAAAAAATCAAACTTTGTAAAATATCGAGGGCCTTCGCTCAACAAGTTGTATGCAGGACAGTCGTCCGGTTGGCCAAACTCCACATCTATCATTTTGAGAGGGAGAGACGCAAAAACGTTCGATACACGGCTAATTACGGAAAAAATCCCTTCTGATATTTCATCTTTTCCGACTAAATACGGTATCAATCCCGGGTCATTCAAAAAATACTCTTGTTTGCTCGCTTTCGGCTTCGCTCGGCCAAAAGAACGCAAACGATCTAAAATACTCATTCCTCCACACCTTTCTTACATATTCATTAAATCGGAAATCGAGTAATAGGTTACTTTCCCGGTTCCGACAGGATTAACCAACATATTCAACACTTCGGCGTGGCTGTTCAAACTTGCTGCAAAACCATCTATTTTTCTACTCTTGGACTGCTTAGACGGCATCCAGTTTGAGTTGCGATCCATCACCAGCTTGACGTTGGATAGATACCATCGGTAAAGCTTGGAATTGTTGAAAATCACCTTACCGTCCAATAGCATTTCCTTGAAGTTTTGCATTGGCCCGCCTAATGATAGAAACCCTTGACGAATCTCGTTGGTTTCAAATCCTGCATTTTCTAGTTCTTTATTTAATCGTAGTGCCTTGGCCTTGTCATAATTGATTTTTACAATGTCATAGATTTTCGAATTTTCTACAAACCAATTTAAGACGTATTCATAATTGACGTAATCACCAGGAATAATCGTTAGATCTCCCACCTTCTCCCACGCTTTGATACGCTCTTGATTGTTATCTCGATCAAATCTAGCTTGTGGGATCCATGTGTGTTGCAAAATGAATACCTCGCCTGTTTCAAGCGGAAATTCTAAAACGGCTGCGGTAAAGTCTTCCGTTTCGGACAAGTCAAAACCACCGACACACTTCTTACCTTTGAGCGTTTCAATATCGATGGTTTTATTGTTTCGTTTAATGGTAGGCATATCGACAAATGACAGCTCATCGATATCGGAAAACAAGTTAAATTGCTTGGTAATCCAGTCAGCATATTCTTTTGGATCTTTTTTATCCTTAACATAGTCATCTAGCATGCCAACAAAATTCATTAGACAAATATTCGGATTGGCTTTGATCCATAATCTCGGGTCATCAGCCTCTTCCGCACTGTCAAGTTTTGCCAGATAATAGAAAGTCCGTTCATCGATGTCATCTTCCAAATGTTCCAAACAGTCCACACCTTGCTCAAAATAAGACATCAACGGACCATCTAATACATATCCAGCAGTTGTGATATAAACTATCAGAGGCTGTTTTCTGGTTCCTCTTGATTTCTTGATAACGTTGATCAGCTTGTAATTCGTAAACTCGTGGATCTCGTCAAAAATACCAAAATGAGTGTTTAGCCCATCCAATTTCCGGCTATCTGAGGCGCGTGGTTCCATTTTAGAAAAGGCGGGAGCATAATTAATACTTGATCGTTTAGGCTTACCAAATTTCTTAAAGAGCGCCGGCGATTGTTTGACCATTTCTGCGGCCTTATCAAACAACAAGCTTGCTTGATCACGAGCATTTGCCAATACGTAAACGTTGGCGCCTTGTTCATCATCATAAGCGACCATGTATGTGGAAAGGCCTGAAATTAGTGATGTTTTCGATTGTTATTATCTGCGAGCTTTTTATCTCGCACTCTGGAGGTCACCCTCATTTTCATCGGTCAGTCAGTTCTGGCCCAGTTTAGCGTACATTTTCAGCAAATTATCTGCTGTCGGACACTCTTGGGAGCATTATATTTATTCAACTCCTACGCGTTACGGTAGTTAGTAACCTTTCGCAATCTACTAACTTACCTCGGTATCTTCTTTATGTTTGAACATAATTCCTTCGATAGCTAATATTTTTTCTTTATTTCTGTAGTTCGCTTTAGGATTTATCACATAAGGGGCGCCATCTTTTAAAAGTCGGTAAAAAACACATGTACTAATCGAATAGTAAGCCATGCAAAGCTTAGCGCTGTGAAATTCTCTTTTAGTTCCATCCCGTTCAATTGCGACAATTGGTTTTGAGGTTACAGCATTTTCACCACTATATGCTTTCTTTTTCATAATTGATTCTTTGCTGTGGTGCTTTCCCAACATGCCTTTTGGGTGTTCGTGAGTAACACCCCATACAACATCACCGTTTGTCATACAATTATTCTTATGGTTCTTTGCCCATTTACTGTGATTTGAAGAAAATTCTTTAGATTGTTTTTTCCCTAGCATTCCTTTGGGGTGAACTTTATATATTATTCCGCCATTTCCGCCTTTTGCGATGTTATAACCTTTTTTCTTATTAGTTGAGTCATAAAGTTCAATATAAAACTTTTCTTTCTCAAAAGCTTCTTTCATCGTTAAGTCTTCTTCAATAATCAAATGATCAAAATTTTCCCACCCGTATTTTTGTATTGCATTCCAAAAACTTCTGTGGTGTTGGGTTTCGTTCTTTGGTGGTTTATATTCAATCCCACCGCTCCTCCACCTTCTGCCAATATCATTTGTGACACCGATATAAATTTTGCCATTTATTTTATTTAAGTGTTTGTAAATAATGTATTTTTTCAATCTACTCACCTCTTTTATATACTACCATCAATTGATGGTAGTTGCAAGCGGTGGAATCGGATGTTATAGTAAAATAAAAAGGAGTGTCACACATGGACAAATACGGACTAAAAAACAGAATTAGAATTTCTAACGCAATTGATAAAGATTTATACGAAGGATTAAAAAAAATGTCGGAAGAAACTATGGTTCCTATGTCTAAATTGCTTGATAAAGCTATCGAATTATTACTAAAAGAAAGCCAAAAATAAAGGTTTTCACCGATTTTGCCCGATTTTTAAACGGCAAAACTTACCGTTTTTACGTCCAACAAAAATAAGAGCCTCACGGAAACGACGCTCTCCTGTGTCACGATGTACCCATCCGTACATGGATCCAATTATGAAATGCTGCCAAGGTTGCAAAACAAACGAACCAAAGTCGCCTTCAGTTGGTTTACATTTTTTTTCGATATATCTAATAGGCCGGTGACCTTTTTCTTCGTCAAAGATCCAAGGAAAATCATCTGTTCCTTGGCGCTGAAAATCACGCATATGCCGTTTAGCAGCTTGAATATTTTCTTTACTGGCTGGTATGCTTCCATCGATTAATCGTTCCGCATACCAAGTAGTTAACAATTCCGGATATGGACATTTTAAAAAGCCACCCCAAGAAGCTTGCTCCTCAAGATAGCTTTGCCAATAGTTCACACGTTCTGTGTAAGACATATCCAAAATATTAGAAGTCGTCATCGTCATCACCCCCTTCATCAGCCATCTTAATAGCTAACTTAGCTCTGGCTGCTGGTGATAGTCCTAAATCAGCGCCAAAAGAACGGAGATTCCGAGACGCTGTATCCATCTGCCGAGAGAGCGGATTACCAATTAATTCATTAGGTTCATTAAACGGCTCACCTCTCGCCTCTGCCTCCTTTTTCGCAAGCGCATAGTTCAACTTGTACTCTCGTTGTAGTTTTCGAAGCTGTTTTTCTAAAGAAACGTATTGCGAATACCAATTGGAGTAGAGAGCCATTGTATGGACATCCGGATTACTGATTAAATCCACAGACAGCAATTCATCAGCGATAAACTCAAAGGTATCCTTTCCTAGCGAATCTAGCCATAACGGCGGTTTGATTTTGTCAGTAGCCATTTTTAATTTGTCTTCTGCGGCCGCTCGCTTGCGGAGTTCTTCGGTATTCTTCTTGTTTGGGTTTCCATTTAATAATTGTAACTTTGCACTCTTCGCTGGTTGCGGCATAATATCACCTTCTTTCAAAAGATAGATTGAAATCGTTATCACAATCCTTATAATTAAGTTATCGGCAGTGCTGTGCCGAAATTTTTTAGGGAGGGATTCCTATGGGAGAACTCTATAAACCCGGCGAAGACAATAAACCAAAAGGAACCTATAAAGAAGTGGGTCCTCGTGGTGGAAATGTCCAAGGCGGACGAGAAGTAAAAATTGATCCAGGCGACCGATTACCTCCTACTTCTCAAAAAAGGAAACAAATGGACTAAGAAATAGCTTCGTCCAAAGCCGGCTTAAATTGGTCGGCTTTTTCCTTTTTCTCCAAAAAACTTGAAAAGCGGTCTTTTTACGAAGGAAGGACAGCACCGTTCTTCTCAAGCCTTACTCTTTAATCTTTTAGAGTAGGGGGGCTACCTTCATTTCGCTGCAAACTTATCTTTCAGGAGTTGAATACATTTTAACGATATGTGATTTAGGTTTTGGTTTCTTCTTCCCGCCTGATCTCTCTGGATGCTCTCTGTTGTGACAAGCTACACAGATACATTCAAGGTTATCTACGGACCAGAACAGTGACAGGTCTTCCCTCGCCTCGACTATGTGATGGATGATCGTGCCCCTTGTGTTCCGCCCTCGATGCTTGCACTCTTGGCACATGCCGAAGTCCCTAGCTATTACTACTTGCCTTAGGTCTCGCCATCGTTTGGTCTTGTATAGTTTGTCTATCTCGTCTCTAGGTCTAGCTTCTTTCATTTACATATCTCTCTTGTGTCCGATTGTTTTCATATCTGGATACTTATCATTAAAGCTAGAAAAGTATTGAATCGTGATGTCGTTCGCTCCTCTATCATCATTAGCAAAACCATCAGTCTTCCAATGATACGAGACATCTACTAATCCTTTAGGCGATTCATCCAACCTCTCACCTTTGTACCAAACTTCTGGTACTGAGTCAGTATCCTTCAGTTTTATTTCTAGAAGATTCGTATTACTTCTATCATCTAACGCCAATTCATCAATCCTCTTTTTGATTTGTTGCATTAATTTTCTTCTTGTCTCTCCTGTCATTGGTGCTACTTTCTCATAACCAGTAAACTCACAAGAAAAGCGTTCAATAGCATAAGCGTTTTGAAGTGGCTTAGCACTAAGAACAGCTGGATTATTGCTATAAAAACGATCTACTAATAACTTCCCTATAGGAATGGCATCTAAAGCTCTATCAGTAAACACTAAAGCATTGGGATAATCTTCTTGAATTTTGTAAGCTAGATTGGGTGCAGTTACAACGTTATACCCTTCTCTGATATAATCTTTTAATTTCATAGTTTTCCTCCTAAAAACATCTAATAATTACTTGCTAACAACTTGATGTAATCATAGTTATCATTCATTTGATGTACCTCTCAATGTTGTATTGGATATACTCGTCTTTCCAATAGCCATGACCGCAATATATCAGCTTGCATTTATCCACTTCGTTTGGTGTAGCTTCTCTTAGCATTTCGACAATAGAGTACTTCCCTTTGATTTGTACAGAACGCACAACACGCACTGAACAATCACCAATGGTTCGAGGATATTCATTAGTTAGTGATACATACCAGTAGTTTCTCATTATGCAGCCTCCTTTATGTAAAGAAAAAGCCTAGCACCTGCTAGACTTTGATACATTCATTTGATTTTTTGAGATAAGTATCTACATAGATTTCACCTTTGTCCCCGTTCAACGTAATTTCAAAATACGGTGCTCCTTTTAAGCTAGCGCTGACTAATGCTTTGCTATTTTGCAGTGTTTTGCATGACCAGACTATGAAAATACTAAACTCAGGCACTGCTCCACTTAGGTCAGCAATCTCATTTTCAATTCTTTCACGTACAATAGCCTTGCATTTTTCGATAAACTTCTCATGATTCATTTTGTACCTCCGCAAGCGCATAACCAGCTGTTGATGTATTGTTAAACGTAGCTGAACGAGTAACTCCCGTAGCCTTCCCAGTATAAATAAAACTAAATCCTGTTGTTGTTGGCTTAAAATTCTCCACTTCATAAAAATGATATGTTTGTCCGTTATTAGTAAATACAATCAATTCCATTTTTCAAAATCCTCTCTTTTTTAAAATAAAAAGACCACTCAAAGAGTGATCTAATATGTAATGCACAGGCAGGGACGTTTCCGATCCTGTGCTTGAGTCATTTGACGATTCATTTGTACCGAATCCCAAAACTCAATCTAACCCAACCAATTATGTAATAGCAACCTACAAGATGCACAAAACGCGTACGAAATTGCGCACCCCTATATTTTTAAACCGCCGATGCCTCGGTTGCTTAAAGTCGCTGGAGTGGGATTGCACCACTCACGAGAACTTACCAGGCTCTCACGAGGCTACTCGCCATTTACCGCTGCGTCTTCTACTTCCGCCACAGTGACCGAAGCTTGGTGGTGTACAGATAGCACACTTACTACATTGCCGTACGTAGCACCGTATAGCTTCTTAACGATCTTTTTTCGGTAGTCGTAACCGTCATAGGCATTTAATGTCGCTGGCAAGGAATCGAACCTTGCATGGTTGCCGAAGCATTGACCTAGCACACATGCTTAGCGTCTACCCTTTCCGCCACAGTGACACTATAAAATTATTCTTGGCTGCTACTATTTTTTATTTTGCCCATTTTTAAATCCAATCATATAGACATTAAGACAGAGCGCAAAAATTGAAATTATTAATGGAATCATTTCTCTTCACCCACCTTTAGTTATCGTGTGAATAATTAAAAAACAATAGACAGCAACAAAATAACATTGCTTTGATAATTTGGTATAAACCACTATAAATTTCTTTTCTTGCAATTATTTTCAATATATGCTAGATTATCAACCGATATAGTCACTGCCTGTACTAGCGGAAACTAGTGCAGGTTTTTTGTTCTATTTACTCAAAAGTTATTACGATAAATTAATATTGTGAAAATAAATACTAGGCGTATAATTTTATTTATCAGCGAGTGGTCCGCTGAAATATAAAACAAGGATGTGCAAGACAACATGTATAAACCCTACATGATTAGTTATGATCTTAATAACCCAGGGCAAAAGTATGATAAAGTATTTGAAATAATAAAAGAATTTGGGGCATATATAAAGCTACAAAAATCTTTTTGGTTAGTTAAAACTAATTTGAATCCAAATCAAATGTGTGAAAAATTAAATACAGTACTTGATAATAACGATTCCTTATTCATCTGTGAACTGCAAAAAAATTATCAAGGTAGAGCTACAGAGGAAAATTGGAAATTCATTAACGAACATATTTTCTCTTAGTAAGGATTAGATATTTTTTCTCTGTTTAAACAATTGCAAATACCGTCAATATCTGAATTAGAAACACTTACCTTTTGCTCCTTGCTACTACCAATAGCTTGGAGCAATTCTTGTATTTCTTCTGGAGTGCCTTCTACTGATAATTTCATTTTTCTTCCCTCCAATACATAAATTAATAGACAGCAACTGATGATAGATAATAAGAACAATTTAGAAGGAGTTAAAATTCACATCCTTATTCTTAATATTTCCGCTGCTGTCTATCGAAGCTTAATTGTGAAACAATAATAAAACGATGTTCCTTTTATTATTATTTTGTCTTAGACCTATCACTAATCTTTCGACACTATCATAATATCACTGATAAATGGCTAAAAACCGCCATCATTCCGCCAAAAAACCGCCATTTTTTTATGCGTCAGTCACTATACAAAGTTTGTCTTTGACCTTTAAAGCACAAACACTATAATAGTAGCCGCCATTCCCATCATTCGCTGTGCATTCTGCTTTAGCGATCTCATTACGATTATGATAAACAACGACTTCAGCATAAGAGGTATGTCCGTCACCATTATAGAGACGGTTACCTTTATCAAAAATCTTTATATCTGTAATCACTGCATCAAGCTTTACATTTTTGAATTCACCTTCGGCCCATGCGCAGCAATCTGATTCGCTACATACAACTTCCATTTTGGTTCCATCTTCTAAAATTAATTCACTCTCTGACCATTCTACAATTCTTTTGAAAACAAGATCTTTTTTCAACTCTTTCAACGATACATAATCTTTCCACATTATATGGTCCCCCTATTTATAAGCAATTATTCTTCCGTGTTTATATGCTTCTGCAAACTCTATTAGAGCTTCCGATTTCATCCGTTGTATACTTCTTTCTGAATAACCCACTTCACGGCTAATTCTGTAGTTTGAGAAGCTGTCTGGCACACAGAAACTGTAGTAGAGTATCTGACGGCTAATCAGACTAAGAGCCATCAAAGCCGCTAAAATCGCATCTCTCTCCGCTTCTATATCCATCATCTGAATGATCGCGTCTTCTGCCTTGTTTCCATATTTCGGTGCCTTTGGCATGTCCGTAATAATCGGCGACTTAATATCTATCAAAGAGCGACCTGCCATCCGCTCCAAACGCCGAAAGTTCTTCAGCACATCTCTCGCATTACATCTTGTCTGTTTGAAATCTACCTCTCGTAACAATTGCATCAAGTCAAACCGCTCCTTTATGTGATATAATAAATTTGTGGAATTTATTAGAACAGTCGGAGCGATCCGGCTTTTTTTATTTGCCGAGTTACACTTCTCGACTTAGCATGCTGGTGTGTCAAATACTTCAATATATGCTTCTTCTGTTTTTATTGTCTTTTTCATTCCGCCATTCCTCAACCTCCGCAATTTTGTTATAATTAACTGTCAGGTAAATTATAATTGTGCGTTTAGCTAAGGGGCTAAACGTTTTTTTATTTTATTTTTGATGTTCTTTCATAAAACGATCACATTCTTCTTTGCTGATACGAATAACGCCGTTAACGATACCCATTTTCAAACCAGCTGGTACGTACTTATCCATCATCGTGTTGTAACTTACACCAAGATATTTTGCTGCTTGCATTTTGTTCATATATTTCGGAAATTGGTATTTCTTTTCTAGCAAAGCAATCAATTCATCTTGTTTTTTCTCGACCAATTCTGCAATTCGTTCATCCATTTCTTGAAATGCTGGTTCTTCAAACGTTACCTTGTCAATTTTTAATTCCATTGTTTATAACCTCCATATCCACCAATCTCGCTACAGCTAAATTCTCTTTGCTTTTCGCTAACCGCTTGTCACATTCCATCGTGTTTTCAATGCGAATGATTGCTGAGTGATTATAGAGATGCTCTACATATCCACGAAATGGATAGATGAATCCTTCTGCTTCGCAGCGAACCATGTCACCGACTTTGAATTTTGGTTTCTTACGTGCTTTAGGGTTCTTTGTCGGCATATCTAGCATTAAACCGCCGATACCATGACTACTAGCGTAAAATCCGTCTTTTAGTTTCATCTCATTTCCTCCCATTTACGATCATCATTTAATATCGAAATCCCAAACTTACGAATAGTCTCACTCGCATCAGCAACACACTGACTTGCCACTTTATATGTTTCTTCTGCTGAAATTCCATATTCTTTTTCAAACTTTGTCTTTAGTACATTCAGTTCCTGTTTTCTTAGTTTTGTTATTCTGCGATGTCTGGTGTTCATTTTTCTTCACCTCTGTTTTGTTATCACCATTTCTTTGTTGAAAATCCACAACGTCTATACTGTTTAACTCGTTTCTTAGGCCTTTCTAGATCAATCAGAATAAATCTGTCGGATATATGATAATCTTCTATTACAGCCGTATACATTGGATTCGGAACAAAGTAACATGATCTTTTTTTATCAAACTCATCCGCATCATCTCTTGTAATTTCTATCATGTTAGCAGACATTAGATAGCTCTCTTCTTCTACCTCGAATGGGTAGGAATTTGTATCCCAGCTTCGAGGAAACCTGGCCAAATTTCTTTTTAAATAAACTTTAATATTCATTCTTTTTCCTCCAATCGAATTGACAATGTTTTCGCAGATGGTGATTCTGCTTTTTTTAACTGCACTATATCTTTATTTGCTGATCTTTCATCAAAATACTCCTGAGCTCTCCTCTTGTTTTTTGTAAAAACTGGCTTGCTATCATTCCAGTGATGGAAATAAACTTTCTTAAACGAATCATCTTTGTAATCGAACAGATAAAATGCTATTTTGAACATTCATTCCGCTTCCTCCTTCAACCATAAATTTGGAAAATCATCGGCATATATCTCTATTGCGCCAAATAACTTGATCGCTGATTTTGATTTTCCATGCATGTCAGGACTGATTAAACGATCATAATAATCCTGACTGATTGTTTTTCCCTTGTACTGATAACGTGTAGCCGCAGTGTAATATACTGCTGTCTTGCTCAGATAAAGATATTTTGCTAAATCAGCCGATATCCGTAACAAAATGATTCTATTCTTGCTTTTAATTCCACAATTTAGCAATGCTGGGACATTCCCATTTTCATCTTTTAAAGAATCGATGTAGTCAGTAGCTAAGATAATCACTCTACCTCCAATAACTCGCTATTCTCCCAAATATTTCCGATGACTTCATACGTGTATTCTTCAAACAGCTCTGTGTTAAAAATTTGATACTCTAAATCTTCATCAACAGTGGCACACACTAATCCCGAATGTCCTATTGAATTTTTGACAACACAAACTTTATTATCTAAATAATCGAATCCATTTCGCACGCTGACTGATACAATATCCCACTCGAAAATCTCAATGCCATTCTTATCTTTCAGCCCTGTTGATTGCATGAGTTCAATTTGGTCAGTCACATCAATGGTGCTTTCCACTAACCCAATGTCCCCAGCGTAAATTTTTCCGCTTCTCAAATCTAAAACCAAATCACCATAATCAATAAATGACTGAGTTTTCTTATTCCACGCTCGAAATCTCGGTATCATTTGCTGTCCTCCTTCTGTAACTCGCCGTAAATTGAACATCTACGGCGAATTGCTTTTACTCTGCGTTCATTTTCGATTGTGGGCCGAATTTCGTATGTTCTTTTTGCCATTTTCAATTGATTTCTAGCACCTCTTAATGCATCTGAATAGATTTCTTTTGGCATCATCATTCTCTGTCCTCCATGTATTCGTCTAATATCTCTTTATATTTCTCTACAAATTTGAAACGATCTTGATGAAGTTTCTTGCTCCAATTTGTTTGCCGATCCAGCTCACGCATCTGATCGAACCCTTTTTGAATTTCGTTGTAATAGAATTCAATGTTTGCTGCTGCTTTCCAATGCCTCGATGTTCGAACTCCTGATCCTGTTTCAGCCATTTCTAACTTAACTAATTCCGCTCGTTCTTTTGATTTTTTGTCTTTCTGAATCTTCATCATGATTTTCTTGAGGATGATGTCACTGTATTGTGTAATGAGATCCATTATTTCTCCTCCTCAATCTCACATGCCTGTTCAAACTGTCTAGTGATGTTTTCTAACGCTTTTTTGTACTCGATAATACTTTTTATCGTTCTTTCTTCACTTAACACGTAATCGCGTTGTATCGCCTTCAAACACGATGAGACAGTTTGGAAGTATCCGATATCTGCTCGTGATTCTTCTTTTGCTTCTGTGTAGCGGATATTTCCTTCCTCATCTCGTCTTACCTTTGATAGGACAATGTTTCTAGAATCACTGGTAATTCGATAATCTTCGATTCTCATGTCTAGCATTTTTTCTCCTCCACATACCTAAACTGTCGTCCTTTTGAATCAATCCATGAGCTCCTAGCTCTATCCCAAATAATGTTTTTGCTTAATCCAGTAATTTCAGATAACTGTTCAGCAGTACCTGTTACTAGAATTCGGTCACCATGCCAGATTGCGATTTTTCTCGGCGTTCTCCGTTTGGGCTTTTCAGTCCACATTGATTTACCAAGCTTTTGGACTTCTGCAACTATTTCTTTGTCTTCCTGCCAATTCTCAGAATGTGTCAGTTCGATGATTCGTTTCATTGCTGCTTTTTTATCCACGCTCATTCCTCCAATCTACGAATTTCCCTTCTTAAATTCTCTATGTGCAAATCGATTGCCTTTCTCGCTGTTTCATTGACCATCACTGCCTTTGTTCGTTCCAGATCGTCAATCTCACGCTGAAGGCTTCGAATACGCATTTGAATCACTTCTTCTGTTGTCATGATGATTCCTCCACGTATCTAAACGTTCTCTTCTTAGCGTCTGTGTAGCCACACCTTGCTCTTTTCCTCACGATTTTCTCGTGCAAGCCTGTGAGACTTGCTAACTGTTCAGCTGTCCCTATCACTAGAAGTTTGTCACCGTGCCAAATTGCGATTTTTCGTGGTCTTGGCTTGTTGCTCTTGTCTGCCCACATCGCTCTTCCAAGCCTCATCACTTCTGAAGCAGCTTCTTTGTCATTTTGCCAATCTTCTGAATAAGTCAATTCGATAATTCGCTGCATTGCCGCTTTCTTATCCATCCCGACATTCTCCTTTCAGTAATTTGAGTACTTGATCAAGTGCGCTCTCACGTCCGCCATGGAACGTGTTGAGCCACTTGTCTTCGTACGATACACTTTGTCTTAAAGCTTCTTGATGCATTAGTTCAATCTGTGCTGTAAATGTCTTTAGGTCCATCTGATTACACCTGCTCAAGTTCATTAAGATGTTTTTGCAAGCCTTTAACACAATCAACAAATAGTAATTTGGTATATGCTAAATTTCTTAATTGTGTTGTATCGATATAAAGTGCGAAATAGTATCTGAGCTTACTCCAACTCGAACGATCATTCTTAATTCCTTCAATTCCAGCTTCTTCGAGTTGATCATATACGTCTCTCAGGACGTCTAATTCCTCGCCCTTTTTATAATTCGCTATTTCATTAATTAGTTCTAGATAATCGATCTTCATTTTTCCACCTCTTAGAATGGTGCTTTTGATTGTCTATTAGCTCGTTCTAGCGCTTTTTTCTTGAGATAGGCTTCTTGGTCGATTGCCCATTCAGGAAGCTTCTCTCGTCTTCCTGTGCGCTTGTATCCACTGCTTGCGTTCTTAGGTTCACTTTTTTCTTTCCTTGCCCAACTTCGAATAGTTGCCAAATAGTTTTTATAAGTCTTACCAGATGATTCACAATACTCTGACAGTCGTTCGATTCGCTCTTGGTAATCATTAGGGAATTCTGTTTTGAGTTTCTCCATCTGCTCATCTGACAAAAGAACATTTTTATACTCTCCGTATTTATGACGGACGGGCTTAGCCTTCGATTTTTTCGAAGGCGGTAACTCTCTTATATATTCTTTTGTATTATTAAATGTATTATTAATAGATGTATTATTATCTTTGACTTTTTCGTCAATAGGGGTATTGCGTTTTTCGTCAATAGGGTATTGATTAATTCGTAGGTACCTATTGATTATTTGATTGGTACCCTCTTTGTAAATGATTTCCCGATTCAAGTATCCAAACTTAATCAAATCACTTACCCATCGCGATATGGTCTCTTTATTCACACCATATAAATCTGCAAAGTACTCATTGCCTGCCCAACAAAAGCCTCTTTCATTACACAAGGCCGTTATCTCTCCGTATAACAACTTAGTATTTGGTTTAAGTCTTTTGTCGTACCTTACGTTGGCTGGTATAATCGCATAATAACTTCGATGTTCTGTCATTTTTACCCTCCAATATTTAACTTTTTGATTGTTTTCTGGTTTAATTTGATCCCTTTGATTTGATATTTATTTTTGAAATTAATCACACCTATTTTGTGCTTCTCTGTGTGATGGATTCTGCAGAGTGCTGCAAATGTGTACTCTGCATGATCAACTTCTTTGCGCTTTCGTCTTCCTAGCGCTTTGTCAAAGTGATCGATGTCAGCTCCTGTTTTGCCACAGATGCAGCAGACTCTTTTTGTGATGCATTTGTAGAAGTAATACTCTTGATTCGCTGGTAAAATCTCATAGCCTTCTTTGAAAGGAATATGGTGTTCAAAGATGAAATCTAAAATGATATTTGCTAAGACATTGGCATCACTCACAGTCGTATTCGATTCGTCTTTCAGGCTTATTTTGCGCCCTGTGACACCTTCAAAACGAAAGTAGAAGAATTCCTTCCAGAAGTCCGTTGGCATGCCTGTATCGATAAAAATATCGCCTATCAGCGCATAGATGAAGTTTCGTTGCTGTACGGTGAAACGTCTAGGATCAATAAAACGAATTTCAATGACTCGATCGCCATCGTAGCCGTCATACATCGTCTTTAGTCGATCAATGTTCACTTCTTCATTGATGGTTGCGCCTATGTCTTTCCCTTTGAACTTTTTCAGAACCGCTGAATATGAATCGATTAATGGTCTAAACACTCATATCACTTCTCTTTTGTTTCTTCTCTGTACTGATCTTCAAGCCAATTAACGCCTCGTTTTAGAATGCCCAAGTCTCTCTTGGTCCATTTACTGTCATCAGCGGTTATAGAAGCCGCATCAGTCAATGCAACAATTGCTTCATCAATTGATTTTTCGTACTTGTTAGCAACCAGTTGTAAAGCATCCAAGAATAGCTTTTTGCTTCTTTGAGTAGCTGGTTCAAGCATCGAGACGTCTTCTGGCATATCTTCACCAGCAAATATATATAGCCCTAGCCCAAACATTGCTAGATTTTTTACAAGACAGCGCATGATCGTTTTGTTGATATCAAACATAGTTGCTGCTTCAACTCGCTTTTCGATTTTTCCAACAATCTCTTTTTTCTTCGTTTCGTTATTCCACTGATAATCATTGACTTCGTAGGTATATGGCTCATCTTTCATTGCCTTGTTTGCACCATCCATGACTGGTAACCACATGTCACGCTTTACTCCGTTGACTGTGATACTGGTAAAAACCATATAGCCTGTTTTTTCATCAAAGAGGTATGGACGATGCGTTTCTGGATCACGATAGATTTCGTAGTCTACTTCTTCGCAGATTTTGCTGACTTCTGCCCACGCCCATGCCCAGGACAGATAAGTTAGTTTGTTTCTTTTTTCGACAACATCATTGACGGTTATCTTGTACAGACTATTGAATAATTTGTTATCATTGCGTTTCGTTCCTTCACTCATCAAATTCTGCCTCCATTTCAGCAATGTATTTCTTACCTGGTCCGTAATAAGAGATATCGATCAAGTTATCCCTTTCGTACTCTTCTAATGCATCAGTCAAGCCATCTTCGATGACGTAAATATATTCAGGTTTGTTTGAATGTTTTGATAGATGTATAAGGTAAACATGATCCCAAATACTCACAAAATTGCCCAAATCGTCTTGATCACATTCTAGTTCTTCATCTGTCAAAAGATTTCGTCTGATTTTTCGGTTGTTTGTTTCCTTGATATTCGATTTGCCCCAACTAGGATCAGTCAAATATTGATCTAGAGTGGAAAGTTCATTTTCCATATGTTAAAATCTCCTTAGTTATGATTTTTTGAGTGACTCATTGCTTTGGTCGGCGGAGTCACTTTTTTATTTGTTGCCATGCTTTTTTCTTTTCGATATGTTGCTTGCTTAAAATAATAGAACGGCTATTTGCCCACCAATTATCAGCAATCACTTTACCGATTTTTAGCGCTTCTTCTCGTGCCATAGTTGCTCCTTTCTTTTGAGTCAAGCAGATTGATTAAAACCATCAATGCTGCGAACAAGCTTCCTCCGATAATACTTTGGTGCGCTACAATCACTAATAACCCCAAAATGAATCCTATAAAAAGTGTGTCTGTCTTCTTCATAATCTAATCTCCCTATTTTTTATTTCTAGCATTCTCAAATCCTCAAGTTCAGAAGCAATTAGTTCAGCTTGTCTATCTGATAGCTCATCGGATTTTCTAAGCGCTGCACGATCATCTTGTAATTGTTTTCTACGCTGTTTAATCAGACCTAGAATTTGATGTTCTTGTTGCAATGTGTAGGACATAAAATCATTCTCCTTTGCCTTTAGAACTCAAAGTTTTCTTTCAAAAATCTTTGGAGTTCCGATCGTTCAATTCTGATGTCTAACTTGCTCCACTGCTGTGTTTTTAAGCCTAGGCTTATCCAATGTGTTAATTTGTCATCACCAATGCCTAAAACTTTTTTTACCTCTGATTTGTTTGGATATGGAGGAAGCTCTACTGATTTGTTCATAAGGTGTAATCGTTCGTCCAATGAATTAAGAACAGCATTCGTAATCTGTGTAGTTAATTCGGAAACTACTAAATTATCTGGAATTGTTATTTGCATGTTATTTCTCCTTCTCTAACTCTGCTAGTGCTGCCTCAATTGGCTTGATTTGTTTATCTGGTTTTCTACGCCCATTCATAATGTCCGACATATATGGTCTAGAAATTCCGATAGTATCAGCTAACCAGTTCTGAGACTTTCCGTATTTTGCTAATTGAATTCTGACTTTCAAAATAAATTCTTGTGACATCGTCATTCCTCCTCTAATAAATCGATTTCTGGAATATATCCTTCTTTTTTCAGCGACTCATAAATGAACAGACGCCCTTTTTGAGTCCATTTTGTATTCATCACAACTTTTGTTCCGCCATCAGATTTCGGAATCTCAGTTGTATGAGATTTTGTGTAACCCTGTCTCATGTGTTTTTTGCATAATAACCATTGGTTGCCTACTTTTTTCTGAATACCTAGCTTATGAAGTAGTTTGTTCATCTGTTGTGGAGACATCCCATAATCAGCCGCGATTTGACTAATAGTTACTGAATCTGTAGAAGATAAGATACTATCCAAATACGAAATTTTGGGTTCGTATTCTGCAATTTTTTGTTCTGCGATTAGTCTTCCAGTACGTTCTTCTTTCAACTTAGTTGCTAATTGGATGATTGTATCTGGATTAAGCAAAGCTTCTTCTACTTTTTCTGGAGTTAGATAACCTCCATGTTTTCTAATTGCTGGCAACACTTCGCTAGTCACCCAACGTTTAAATTTCTTAGCATTTGGTTGTTTGCTTCCTAAAATTAAGGAGTACAAACCTGATTCGTTAATAATAGTTAACCCTCTAGGCGATTCAAAAGTACCGTTTTGGTAGTTTTGCCGATCTTCTACATCGACGTGTCTGTTAATATCTCTACTACCATTTTGGTACCCTAGAACTTTAGCCACATCTTTTCCAACAAAAAATGGTTCATCATGTATTGTTACTGTTCTTACTTCATGTTGTTCAAAGTTAAAAATTTGCGGTGTGTTCATTTTTGCTCATTCCTTTCTTTGATATAATTTTGAATAGAAAGCGAGGTGAAAATAGTATGGAAGAATTTAATATGGATGTCGACGCCTTATTCAAACAAACCGTATTCAAGACTGTTAATAAAGAATTCAAAATAGACTTCCAAAATGACGAATCTTTTCCAACAGAAATTGAATTATTCGAAGAACTTTCTCAGAGCGTTTCTGAGTCTTTTTCTCGTCAGTTGCAAAAGAATTTTTTTGATGCTCTTGTGGATGAATTTCATCAACAACAGCACTAAACTTTTGGTCTTTAAAATTTAAAGTTATTAAAGCTCCTTTTGCGGAAGGAGTTTTTTTATTTTGTTTCATGATGTTTCCTCCTTTTCTTTAAATATGTAAGCTAATAAAATTAGCTAATTTTTATTGACATTTCTATCCAACTGTCTTATATTTATATACAGTTAAATAAGCCTAGAAAAACCCTAAAAATTAACATTCTTAGTTTGCCGACCTCGAATTCGTTTATTTTATTAGGTGTATTTCTTGTTGCTTGTTAGCTTATTAAATTAGCTTACGAGTTAAATATAAGACAATTGGATAGATTTGTCAACTACCTTTCTATCTTTTTGTATAAATTATTATCGTACGCTCTAGGAAGGTTGATTTGACATGCTTTTCGAAAGGGTTAAAGAGCTCTGTAAAAAAAGAGGTATTTCTATTTCTGAATTAGAAAATAGAATAGGATTTGGAAAAAACTCTATTTATAAATGGAAGACACAAAGTCCTAAAATAGAAACTTTGCAAAAAGTTGCTGACTACTTCCATGTATCAACAGATTATTTGCTAGGACGCACAGATGATCCTAACGCGGGAGTTGCACCAGAGGAAAGAAAACTAACCGTGGAAGAAGCTTTAGCATCTGTTATGAGTAGCGACGGAAAACCGCTCACCGATAATGATAGGGAAATACTATCAGCTATGATTGAAGCATATTTAGAGAAAAAAGATAACTAAATAAGTAGGTGAGTCATTTGGACAGTCAAATTGAAATGATAATTAATGAACTCGGCGTTAAGGTAGAAGAGCGTGAAAACCTTGATGCCGATGGCCATTATGTTGCTTGTATGAATACCATAGTAATAAAAGCTAATTTATCTAAGTATAGAAGACAAAGAACCTTATTACATGAATTAGGACACGCTTCTAAACATCATGATAATTATTTTTTATATAACTTAGCATTCTCTCTCCATTCAAAAATGGAATATGAGGCTGATCGCTTCATGATTGAAAAATTATTAGATAGATATATTGCAAAGTCTGAATTAGAACCACACAATATCAATTACATGAAATTTATAGAAGATAACAATTTAAGCGTTCGCTTCGAACCACTTGTGAAAGAATTATTAAAAGCTCGCATCTATTGTTATGCAGCTCTCTAAAATTTTTTAAGCAAAAAAGAACATACGTTCAAAAATAGAAAGGTGAACAAAAATGATATATACAGAATTCAAAGAATGGTTAGAAAAAAGCACAACCGGATACGAAACATTTATCATCAAAGCTACTAATTATCAAATTGAAAAAAACAAAAATAGACCCCAAAAAAAACGCTGGGATGATAAGAAAATAGATAAAGCTGTATTAGAAATGTGGAAACAAGTCGTGACTAACTTGTATCAAACAATTCGTAAAGAAAAAGGAGTTCCATTAATTAACGGGAAGGAAATATGGCTTGAATTTATAGAGGAACAAGGACTGATCGAATTTTTCAATGATAGCATGGCAGAATTAGAATTTGAATAGGGGTAATATTGATGGCAATGATAAAACAATATAAAAAGAAAAATGGCGAAAAAGCATGGTACTTTAAAACTTATCTCGGTATTGATCCGCTAACTGGAAAGAAAAAATATACTACTAAACGAGGATTTAGAACACAAAAAGAAGCAAAAACAGCACTTTCTAGGTTAGAACTAGAATTACAAAAAACAGGAATGCCCACAAGTACAAATACTACTTTCAAAGAAGCAGCAGAATTATGGCTAGAAAGCTACAAAAAAACTGTAAAAGAAAGTTCATATTCAAGGACTAAAATAATCTTTAATAAACATATATATCCCAAATTTGGAAATATTAAGCTTTCTAAAATTAATACGGCATATTGTCAAAAGGTAGTAAATGATTGGAGTGAAAAAGGAACTTCAAAGCAGTACCCTCTTTTCATAAACTATATGAATAAAGTTTTTAAGTATGCTATAAATATTGGTTTAACATCTGATAATCCAACATTAAATTTACTTATTCCAAAGCCACAAATTAAAACAGAAAAGAAATTAAAATTATATACAAAAGAACAGTTGGAATTATTTCTAAATGAAGTATCTCAAGAACAGAATCCATATTTTAAAAACAGAGACTATACGCTCTTTAGACTATTAGCATTCAGCGGATGTAGAATCGGCGAAATATTAGCACTCACTTGGGACAATATTAATTTTAAAACAAATGAAATGGCCATTAAAAAAACTGTAGCTCGTTCAGATAAATATTATATATCTGAAACTCCTAAAACCAAAAAATCAAATCGAATAATTTATTTAGATGAAAAAACTATAAAGCAACTAAAATTTTGGAAGCTCGAACAAAGAAAGTACTTATTTCAATTAGGATTTACTAAAGCTAATTATTTGTTTACCAATGACGAAAATAATTTCACAATTAATCAGTCAGTGGCAGAAAGATACAATATATATCGTGAGCGTGCCGGCTTACCTTATATCGGTCTGCATGGTTTTAGACATACACATGCATCAATGCTATATGAGGCAGGCGCAGATCACAAAGAAGTCCAAGAAAGAATGGGCCACGCAAATATAAAAACTACTATGGACACATATACACACATTACTAACAGCAAAAAAGAAGAAACAACACAAAAACTAACAAATTATATTAACTTCTAA